AATCAATGGTATAATCATTTATCTGCACCGAAACAAATATTAATAGAAGATATAGACAATTATCATCACCATAGAGAAAAATTCTTTGAATTACCGAAAAAGAAACAAGAGCAAATACTCAACCTACATTATGAAGCAATAGTTAAAGCAGAACTGCAACCAGCAGATGGAAAACCAAGAATGGTATGTTCAATACCTCAGAGAATAAAGTATGCAATGGGACCTGTATGTTGGCAATTGGAAGAAATATGTACCAATAAATTGAGAGGATACTGTGGAGGTAAAAATTTAACTGAGATGGCTACAGATATAATGAAATATTTAGGACAAGGATTTACAAAAGTAGTGGAAGGAGATGGATCTGCATTTGATAACTCACAGGATGTTCTATTAAAAGGATTAGATAGATACATATATAATAGAATTAAAAATAAAATATACCATGTACCCAAAGAAGAATTTGAAATGATAAGTAATTTGCATTACAAAACTATGGATGTGAAATACGTATTAAATCAGAAGAAGCATACATATATGACATATAAAGTTTTAGGTACAGTATTTTCAGGAGATTCAGATACCACACTAGCTAATACAATAAGAATGGCAATGTACAACAGATATGCAAATGAACAATTTGGTTTGAAATATGGACAAGATTACATAGTATTCTCCAAAGGTGATGATTTTTCAGTATTATATAAAGATTCAATATCAAATGAATTAATAGATACAATATATGAAACATATTTTCTCAGTAAACCAGAAGGCAATTATAAAATATTAGATTTAAGAGTAGGAAAACTAGGACAGATATGCAAATTTTTAGAAAAAGGTGCAGCAAATTCATTTAAATTCTGTTCTCTCAGATCATGGTATACAGATCCACTAGATTCTACAAAAATAACATTAACTAGAAACCCAAGTAAATTATACACTATAAGTCAATACTCAATAAAAACTAAATCAATGAGCAATCTATCAAAAGCAAAATATTTAATACAGCAAGCAGTTGATTATGAAATGAATTATCCAGGAATACAAATATTTGAAATAATGGCAGAATCTTGTAGGAACCATGATTATCAGTTGCTGTTAAGGTCGGGAGACCAGGAACGAAAATTAAAAACCTATGAGAGGATGCTAGCTAAAAAGAAACGCAAAGATGAATTAAAAAT